ACTTTTACCGATCCTTATCGCTGTAGTCGCCGCCGATACCAAATAGCTCATCGAGTCTGGACTTTATATCGTCCTTAGTCATAGCTTCGATGTTGGCATTGATGTTGAGGTTCTGGCTGCGATGTATGCTCAAGCCAGCTAAGTTGTTAAGCTCTTTGACTGCACTCACTGCCGCGTTGTACTGGCCGCTCTCGAACGATGTCTCGGCTATGTTCCATAGCATTGCCCCAGTCTTCTGTGGTGTGATGGCATACTTCTCTCGCAACTCTTCCTGTGATATTCGCACAGCCTTCGTCACCTTCGGCTGGTCCTTCCCGTTCAGCATCTTCGATGCCGCATTTGCGGGGAAGCTAAAGCCTGCTCTTCGAGCTGCTTCGGTCTGACCGCACGCACCTTCCGTGTAGTGCCAGACGAACGCCGCTTGCATCTCCGTGAGGCCGAGCTCATCGTCTGCCTCGAACTGCGTCGGCTTAGTGACAAGCTGCTTCTTTTCCTTTGTGGGTCTACCCACCTTTCTCTCTGACATACTCGCATCCTCTCCGAACATTCGTTCGCCCTATGCTCTCCGAGCACTAGCCGCCCATGTTAAATTCTTACTTCAGTGTACAGTGTATAGTGCAGGCTTCCCTTATAGGGGCTGCTACATGCATAAACATAACTGCCTATTTATGCGCCCTCTTCTTTATATAAATATACTAACTAAAGATTACTATACCCTACCCTACCCTTACAATAACTTCATTTAAAACAATAGCTTACGCAGATACCTAACAGTGTACAGTGTATAGCATTATCATTTGTATACACCTTGGCATATTATCGATCCCATTTATATAAGAGTACACAAGGACACGATCAGGTCCCAATCATAATTTACTGTACCCTTGCTACCCTTTCGTACCCTGCTCAATCGCCCCACTTCGGGCCAGTGAGTCCGGTTAGATCTACAGGAAGAGAGTAATCCAAGTCATATATCTTCTTGCCATTGCTTCGCCTTGGTTCAAGACCTCGGTCTGCCAGCACCCGTGCGGCGTCTTTGAAGTCAGCCATGCGTGGATTAGATATCCCTAGGTCCTTGAGTAAGCTCGTCATCTGCACCGGCTTGGTAGCGACGCTGTCGAAGTCTATGTATTGCAGCAGCAGGTCTTCGACCGCGCTCTGGGTGCGGAAGAACTCGTTACTGTTCTGTAGGAGCTCGCGCTCTTCCGTCGTAAGAAACCAAGAACAGTTGTCAACTTCGTAGAGTGTTGCTTTGACCTCGGCCCACACTTGCTGCATGTTCAGACCATGGCGCCAGTCCACCTCAGTGATAGGCACAACCCAGAACCTTCGGTTCCCTGACGTATCGATCAAGAACTCCTTCTCGTTCACACTAGCAAAGAACGCTGTTCTCCGCTGGTATTGACTGAATGCTCGGTCGTAAGGTAGGCGTAACTCATCCCTGCGCTTAGTCAGGAACGCTTTGAGTTGGTCGATGTCGGCACGCTTAAAGGTAGAACCAAGCTCGCCGAGCTCACATATCCAATGGCTAACGCACTGCTTGACGCTGTCCTTATCACTGGGGTTCAGTGTAGCGCCCTCCAGTAACCAGTCTTTCTCCGGTGCGAGCGAGTTGAACCACTGCGTCTTACCAGCCGCCTGCGCTCCTTGGAACACCAGTATACCTTCAAGGTTGGCGCCAGTAGGTTCGTATGCCGCCGCAACACAGCCAAGCATCCACTTGCTCATCAACAACAACTTGAGCTCCTCGTTCGGGCTCTTGATCGTACCAAAGAACCTCGCCAGCCTTTCTTTACCATCCCAAGGCTCCGAGTCTATCCACTCCTTGACCGGATTAAACTCCCTCGCCAGCAGCTTCAAGTTCCAGCGCAGACGTTCGTGCGGTATACCCGCCACAATGCAGCGGTCCTCAATCTCGATAATCGCCGCGTCATCCTTCAGATCAGCGATAAATTCTTGGTTGGGTACATGTATCTCGATGCTCTTCTTAATGACGTTGTAGTCCACCTCAATGCCATTGGTAACCAAGACGCCCCGATGGTTCTCTTTAGTGTGCATCATCCGACCGTTGGAGTTGCGCTGGAAATCGTACTCAACCGGAATGTTTACCGATTGCAGGGTGGGCAACACCTCACCCTCCAGCACCGCATGGTCGTTGTAATCGCCTTTTGATGTGGGCATGAGGACCTCGGCAACTCCGTTCAGAGCTTTGAGGGCCTGCGCTCCTTTGATCGCCTCCTTCTCTCCAGTCATCGAGTCATCACAGTCGGCAATGAATACGTGCCGAGCCGTAGGAAAATGCTCGAAGATAACCTCGGCGACAGGCGTGAGGTTGAATGCATCGAAGCACACAACCGTGGGCTGGCCGTTGTCTTGGTAGTAGCTGGCCGCAGTCGCATAGCCCTCCACATAATTAATTGTTGTAGCCTTCTCCAAAAGCTCCTGCCCAATAATGAAGAAGCTCGCCTTCTTCTTGGAGCCAGTCAGGAACATCTTGGCGCCGTCATCGTCGATGTACTGAAGTCCAACTATCTCAAGATCCGAGTTGTGCAGCGGAATAAGTAGGCGACCGTCCGACGCAATCCTGAGTCCGTGCGACCGCACACTCTTCTTGCTTAGATAAGGGTGGGCGTCGCAAGCACTGCCAGACTCCCAGATTGTTTGGGACCGCTTCGCCGCCTTGTTGTTGCGCTCGATCTTCTTCTCTTCGGCCTCGGCCTGCAACTGCTTGATCTCTTCGCGCTGCTCGTCACTCATATGGTAGCTGCCACTGTTGTGCGGCTTCCAAGTAGCGGTTGGGTTGGCCTGATCGATGCGATAATCCCCGCACCGACCATAAGGTATGCTTTGATCTGCCCAGAACTGATACCAGCCTGTCAGCTTGCGCTTGCCGTCAACCTCCATATAGGCACGGCCAATTGATCCATCTACTAGCAATCCCTTCTTGGGGTCTGGGACCATGCCGTTGGCGACGAGAAATGACTCAAACTCTTGCCGAAAGTTCCCACTAATTGGTCTGCTGTGATCTTTTTTTGGTGGGCTTTTGGTCTTCAATGCCATTCTTCTGTTCCCTTTTCGGATTAGTTGTGTACAATAGTGCAAACATTAGCAAATAACAAGGAAATTATCATGGCATTAACAACTTCAATTGGCTCTGGCGGAGAGTCGTCCTTTGAATCTGTCCCACCCGGCTCTTACGAGGCCGTATGTTATCGTTTGGTGGACGCAGGCACCGCAGAAGAAGATTATAAAGGTGAAATCAGCAAAAAGCACAAACTGTATATATTTTGGGAAATTCCAGAGCTAAAGCTCGACGATGGACGCCCATATTCTATCTTTAACGGATACACAAACAGTCTAAACGAGCGCTCGAACCTGCGCCGTGATCTGCAAGCGTGGCGAAACAAGCCCTTCTCTGATGAAGAGCTTGAAGAGTTTGATCTAACCAAGCTGTTGGGCGTAACGTGCAAGATCAACGTGGTGATGAATGCCAACGGTAACCCAAAGATCTCTGGCGTATTCTCCAGTGACAATGGCGTCAAGCGTGTCAAGACGATTAACGAAAGTCAGATCTTTGACCTCGAAGACTACTGTAAAGAGTTCAGTGGCGACGCATGTGCAGAATCCAAAGTGGCGTGCGATAACTTTGAGACGCTGCCTAGATTCGTCCAGTGGCGCATAGCGGGCTGCGACGAGAACGGAAAAGACCCAGTAGAACCGTGCTTCGAAGTTAAGGCAGCATACAAAAAAGGTCTGGCGGCTTTGGCACCGCTCCCAGAGAAGACGGGCCTTGGTGGCATCGCATCAAGTCAGGCTAAGAAGCCCAACAATTCAGTAGCCGAGCCACTCATTGACGACGACGACATACCATTTTAATGGACACAAAAATCTCTCATTTGGAGGGCACCATGCCTATTTCAAAGAAGGAAATTGATAAGCAGGTCAACTCGCCAGAGCACTACATCTCTGGCGATCTTGAGTGCATTGATGCCATGGTAAGTATTTTTGGCCTAAAGCGCACTCAAGATTATGCGGAGATTGCCGCCTTTAAATATGTGTACCGCGCTGGAAAGAAGGCAGGCAACCCTGCTGCCCAAGACAAGGCGAAAAACATTTGGTACACACGTTTTTCTATGGGCGATGATCCTAGGAAATAATATGAACAACGAATTACCACCCTTCCCGATACATAGGTGCTCACAGTTAGATGCTGAGCACGACTTTCTTAAACTCAAGAGGGAGAGCTTCACTAATCTCATTGCTCCTAAACAATGGAAAAGCCGAAGCCAGCTACCTCAAGAGTTTGTGAAAGACTATGTTGTCGGGCGTTCAGTTGTCGGGAATAAGAGCTCCAACTTTTATCACTGGCAATCAAGAATGGCCTGCGACTCTAATAATTGTCCGGCCCCAATTCGCGCTTGGTATGACCGCAAACTTCACAAGAATATCGCTTCATCCAAGTATTATGAA